CTTATAAATGGGTCTGGAAGTTCTCAACCCTCAGATAGAACATTTGGAGATACTGATAAAACTTATTTATACCATATTACTTGGAAGTCTTTAAAGATAGTAAAAGTTCTTACATACTTTGACGAGATGGGTCAAGTACAAGAGATGGAGGTAGATGAGGAGTACAAAGCTGATAAAGCTATGGGAGAGTCTACTAAAGAAATTACAATTAATGAATGGTGGGAAACTTCTTTTATACCTTCTAATAGCCAGTACCTTCCAACTAAAGAGAGAGAAGAAGCAGAAGCAGAAGAAGGTTATCAAGAAGGGTACTACTTTAGAATTAGACCTATTCCTGTACAAAGAGGAAGATTAACTAACTCTGCATCTTGTAAAGGTTTATATAATTCTGTATATTTTAAGAATGAAAATTCTAATAATACTTCTATAGTAGAACTTGGGAAACCTTACTTGATACTATTCATTATTTTAAACTATAAAATAGAACTTACTATTGCGAAGAGTAAAGGTAAGATTCTACTTATGGACCACGGTGCTATTCCTCGTAAGGATGGATGGGATGAAGAGAAGTACTTTTATTATAGTGAAGCTCTTGGTTATATGCTTATAGATAGAGACCAAGTAGGAGCAGATAAATCCTTCAATCAATACTCTGTATTAGATATGGGGTTATTCCAAGACATTGCACAACTTATTCAAATTAAGGATAGTATCAAGAATGACTATGATGAACTTCTAGGTATATCACGACAACGTAAAGGTCAGATTTCAGCTAGTGAAACTGCTACAGGAACTACTGCCGCTAGGATTAATAGTTCTGTTATAAGTGAATATCTATTTGATAAGTTTGATGATTTCAGACTTGCAGAATATGAAGGACTATTAGATATGGCAAGATTTGCTTATGCTAAAGGAAAGAAAGCTCTTTATATAGGAAGTGATGGAGGACAACAACTTCTTAATATAGTTGAAGGTGATTTAGAATCTACAGAACTTGGTGTTATTATTTCTAGGTCAGCAAAAGATGCAGAAAACTTAGTTAACTTTAAACAATATGCTCAATCGTTTGCACAGAATGGAGCTACTCCTTCTACTGTAGGTAAAATCATAGGAGCAGATAGTTTAGTAGAGGTAACTGCAATACTGGAAGGTATAGAAGCTAAGCAACACGAGAGAGAACAAGCATCTGCTAAATCAGAACAAGAAGCAGAAGCTATGAGAAAACAAACTGAACAAGAGTTTGAAGGTTATAAGAGTATGCTTAGAAGAGAAGAAGCTGAACTAGAACACGATAGGTTAGATAACAGAGAGTATATTAAAGGCGATATTGAACTTAGTAAACAAACTAATGAAGAGACTGCTGCTAATGAAGATACTTCTATAGAAGATATAGAGAGTAGAAACTTAGATAGACTCAAAGAAGGTAACCAAGAGAAAGATAGAAGTTTCGGAAGAGCAAGTAAAGCTAGAGAACTAGACCTTAAAGAGAAAGAAATAAAGGTAAAGGAAAAGGATTCAGATAATAGACTTAAAATAGCTAAAGAAAACAAGAATAGACACGATAAAAAATAAATATACGATTTGACTTATATATATAATGTAAATTTAATATATTTGTATAATACTTAACTTATAACTAATTTTAATTATGGCAGACGAAAAATTCACATTTGCACAAATAACAGGGGATGAGCCTATGCCAGAACCTACTGAAGGAGAACAAGGTTCTTCTACAGGTGCAGAGGGTGCTGAAGCTCAGGAAGGAAAAGTTATTCCTTCCGAAACACTAGAAGATTCTAAGGAAACTCCAGAGGAGGAAACTACTGTTGAAAAAACAGAAGAAGAGAAACAAGTAGAACAACAAGTAGATTCTTTATTAGAAAAAGGAAATGCAGACCCAGAGTCTTTAACAGACGAAGAGGTACAATTTCTTAAAGATAATGGAGTAGAAGTAGAAGAAGGAACTTCTAACGTCTTTTCAGAAGTTGAAGAGATAACAGGAAATGCTTTAGAGGTTGATTTTGGAGATGTTGACCCTTCTTCTCCACAAGGGGTAGCTACTTATTTAGAAGCACATCGAGAAGCTGTAGAATCTTCTTTTGAACAACAACTTAAAGAAACTTTCCCACGTTCTTATCAAGCTATGCTTATTGAGAAAGAGGGAGGAAATCCTGCTGACTACTTTGTAGCTAAAGATGGAGATATTACAGATTATACTTCTTTAGTATTAAAGAAAGATGATTTAGATACTGCAAAAGACTTAATTCTTAAATCTCTTACTTCTAAAGGAGTAGAAGTAGAAGATGCAAACGATTTAATAACTGTTTATACAGATAGAAATAAACTTTTTGAAGAAGGTTCAAAAGCATTAGACGGACTTAAAGCTGATCAAGTTACTCGTGAAAAACAAGTTGTAGAAGCTGAGAAAGCTAGACAAGAAGATATACAACAAACAATGAGTGCATTTTCTAAGGAGATAGATAATGAGATTTCTACAGGACTTGTAGGAGCTTTTAATATCCCTAAAGGAGAAGCACAAGAGTTTACTAACTTTGTTAAAGAGAATGTATCTTTTAATAATGGTAAGTTCTTTACTTCAAAAGAAGTATCAAAAGAGAATATAAAAGATGTACTAGGTTCTTTATTCTTTGATTATAAGAAAGGTAACTTAGATTCTTTAGTTAAAACTAAAGTTAAAGCAGAGAATGTAAAAAAGCTAGTTATTGCATCTAGGTCTTCTAACAAAGTCAAAGGAAACAGAGACGAAGGAGGAAAGAAGACATTAAGAATGGGAGACTATTAAAACTATAAATTAAACTAAACCTAACAATAAAACTATAATTATGGCAGCACCACAATTTAAGTATGAAGTTAATTCTGTCATTTATGATGGAAAATCTTTGCTAGACGAAGAGAACTTCTACCACCAAGACCAAGGAAAACCAGATGTACTTACTAAGAATTTAACTTATATCTTAGGAGATTACACAAAGCATTATCCAATTTCTACTATGACATCTTCTGCTATCGCACCTAAAGGAGCAAAGCAAGAAGTTAATGATGTACAGTACACTTATCCTGTAATGGGAAGAGAAGAAAAAGCATCTGTTGTAGGTAGTACTACTGCTGTAGCAGGAGACAAACTAGGAAAAGGAGGAGCTAAGTTTACAATTAACTTTACTGATAACTGGATTAAACGCTTTTATGTGATTCAATCACAAAATGGTGTACAGTTATACGTACATAGTGATGGAACTCCTGCTGATACAGGTGGATTTGATTATGTAGTAGAAATGGCATCAGGTAATCCTGCTGAATATTGTCCTACTTCTGATTTACAAGCTGGAACTAGATGGATTGATTTATTTGCAGCTGTAGCTGAATCTGAATCTCGTGGAACAGAAAGTAGAATGGCAGCTCCAGGTTCATTTAAAAACCAATTAGGATTTATCCGTAAATCTATGTCTTGGGCTGGTACTTCTGCTGCAAGAGTAATGAATATTACTTTAAGCAAAGATGGAGGTCAAAAGACTAACGTATGGATGGACTACTTTATGTGGCAATTCGAGAAAGCTTGGTTACTAGAAAAAGAAACTCATTACTGGTACTCACGTTACAACAGAGGAGCAGGAGCTATTGGACTTAGAGACCAATCTACAGGTAAAGTTATTCCTATGGGTTCTGGGTTACTTGAGCAGATTCCTAATAAGAGTACTTACAGTAGACTTACTTTTAACTCATTAGCTAACAAGATTTCAGAAGCTCTTTACGGACAATCTGATACAGACAATATGTCTATTACTTTATTCACAGGAAAAGGTGGAGAAAGAGAAATTGACAGAGCAATGAAAGCTGAAGGTATCGCTTTACTTGGAACTCTAGGTGGAGGTAATATTTCTGATAGATTTATTACAGGACAAGGAAGAGATATGATGTTAGGTGGTTACTTTAAAGGATTCTATCATATTGATGGATATACTATCAAAGTAAAATACAACCCATTATTCGACCACGGAAAGGTAGCTATGGCTAGTCCTACGCACCCAGAGTCAGGATTCCCCTTAGAGTCATATAGAATGGTATTTATTGATGATTCATCTTACGATGGAGAATCTAACTTAAGAGCATTATATATGAAAGGATTTGGTGGACCCCACGAATACAAACACGGTATCGTAGGAGGTTTAACTGATTGTCCTCAATCTATTAAAGTTCTAGGAGGAGCTGCGGCAATGGACGATTCTACTCTTAAAAATATGGCTACAGACCAAGATAAGTCATCTTATCATAGATTAGCTTCTTGTGGTGTTCAACTACTTAGAGCTAATAAATGCTTTGACTTACAATGTGTAGCAGGATTGTAATTTAATATTAAACTAGATTCTATAGTTGTTTTTGATAGTTATAGAGTTAAGTATTAAAAAGATAGGTGCTTAGTTGCATCTATCTTTTTTTATTTGTATATTGTGGTATACTTAACTTAATTAACATAAACTACAAGATGAATACAAAATCTAGTACAATAATAGAAATAAAAAGACGTTCTAACCTTGCACATCAAGACGCTAAGGTATTAGAACTATATCAATCTAAAGCTAAAGTTTCTATAGGTTCTTACTTTATGAGAGATAGCAAGAAAACGGCAACAGGACTATCTTTTGAAGAGATAGATTTTTTAATGCCTTATTTAATAGACAACTCTTCTTCTGATAGAGAATTTAGAAAAGAAGTTACTGCTTACTTTGATGCAATAGATACAAAGATTCCAGCAGAAGGACTTAAACTTGAAATAGGATTAAAAGATAATAGTAAGCCATTAGGTGTTAATTTAGCAGGTAAAGATGAGCCTGTTAAACTTAATACTCCTCTTAACATTGAGGATTATGTAGTTTACAAACACGCTATAGGACACCCTATTGTTGCTACTTCTTTTGAAGATGCACAAGGAAATTACCACAAGACTTTATATGTTGTAGATAAGAAAAAACAACAAGACAAAGCAGACAGCTCTCGTAAGATTGCAGATAAAGCACTTGCTCTTTACTTAGCTAATAGTGAAGATACTCCTAAGATGAAACAAGTACTTATTTACTTAGGTATAACTCTTAGAGATATTAAAACTGGTCAAGCTAAAGATGTAAACACAGAGTTTAAAAAAGCATCAATTAATAGTCCTGTAGGATTTATTAAAGCATTAGAAGATGAAGACCTTACTTACATTGCTTATATCAACTCTTTCGTAGCGAAGAAGGTATTAAGAAGAGAAGGAAATAGATTCATCTTTGAGAATGAGAACTTAGGTAACTCTGAAAAAGACTTTGTAGAATACTTGAAAGAGAGTAAGAATGAAGGTACTTTTGAGATACTTAAAGCTCGTTTAAAAGAATTATCTTAATATAATTTAACTACTAGACTTATTTATTATGAATGTAAAAGAAGCACATATACACGTAGAAAGGGGTGTACAAAGGTACAATGCAAATGTATATGATTACTTCTTACCACAAGAGATAGACCTTATTCTGACTAAAATGCAGAATAGGTTTATTGATAGTAAGTTTAGAAGAGATGAAAAGGATTTAGGATTTCAGTATGACCAAGGAGATTTAGATG